ATTTGCATCCTGTCCATTGCTTCTTTTAAGTCTTCAGGCATTCTTGGTGCTCTGATCATATTGTAAGATGTTATATCAGGGTCATCTTTTGCCCCAAAATCATTGTCGTAGTTCATCGACTCATATGTATGTATATTTATTTCTTGATTATTATCAAATCTAGTTCTGCTAATTGAATTAAATATTGCACCACAAGTAGCATCGGCTAAGTCTTTGGAACCTTTTCTTGGGTGATCCACTTTGTCTCTCATTATTCTAAGCTGGCAAAGCTCATCTATAAGCAGAGGTATGTGTGGGCCAATAAGTCTTTCTTCCGCAACGATCATAGCCATATCATCATAATGTTTTTTAGCGACAGACAGAATCTCTGTATTGATGCCATATTGTTTTAGTTGTTGCATCATATCATGAGAGTTCCATCTGTCAAAGGTACATGCTGCTATATTGAATCCCCTTGTTTTAAGAGACAGAATATAGTCTTTTACTTCAGTAAAATCTACAGATTTATCTGGGGTCGGGGTCCAGTATCTAACAGCGTCAATCTCCACAATTGGAGCGGGCTGTGAATAGGTGTCTGTTACTTTAACATTGACCCACCTATTAACGTGTGCCATAGTAACGGCACAATGGTCATGCTTCTGCGCTAAGTCTACGTGGATATAATATTTTTTATCTGGGTCTGGTAAGAACCATTCCTCTAGTCTTCCAAAGTTGTCTACAGCTAGCTGGCCAACATTAAATGCTTTTTCTACTTTTTCTCTTGATTTAAAGAATGCATCTACTGCATCTGGTGGCATGCAGGCAAATCTTGAAAGAGCATCACCTGGATTTGTATAAAAAGCTGTTTTAAAATCGTCAATTTTTCTTACTGGGTTTATCTCCCAAGTTGGCCTTTTAATGGCATAAACTTTAGGGATCTTGTAAGATATTATATGGTCTTCTTCCCACTGTATTTCAAATTCATTTCCTGCTGTTCCGTCTGGAAGCTCTTCGTACATCTTAAATTTATGATCCCTGATTACAGTTTCTTTTTCTCCTACAACTGCATCATATCTTTGCTGTATATAATCGTTCTTAAATCTAGGGAATGAAAGAAGAATGACTTTGCCAAAATCTGGGAAACGGGAGTCTACCGATGCCCTATACATATCGTATACAGCGCTACCTGTTTTTGCTTGATCGTGACCAGTTGTATTGTCTATAGCAAAACCAGAAATCTCATCTAGGATAACAACTATAACATTGTATCCTTCCCACGCCTCTCTTTCCGAGTGCCCAGAATGAACTGTGATTGCCTTGTCAAACTGGATTTCAGATGCCTTTGCATAGTATTTACCAACAAACCATGGAGACTTGTCTATGCGGCTTCTAAAGCCTTTAAAAAACACATTGCTTGCTTGCTGCGAGTTTATAGCAATATTAATAATATCAATCGAGTCACCAGGAGGCTTGCCATAATATGTTGCTGGGTCTTTTAAACATAGTAGTAAATAAACTATGTAAGCTACAGCAATTGTTGAGCAATAATCTTTTCCAGAGCCTTTGCCTAGCTGTGCTACAACTTCATTAGCAGTTTGTTTAAATCTAGTGGCACCTTCTTCTTCGCCAAATAATTTTTTTAGCGTGGACTCTTTATAAATCTGAGAGCTTTTTTCAATTAAAGTGTATTGATACTCTGATAGAGGCGGCAACCCCAAGTAGTTTGGATCATTTACAAATGTCCTTAAATCTACTGGCTTTTCTTCAAACTCTTCGCCGTCCAGAATATCTATTAGGTCAGAAAAATCAAAGCTCATTTTACACCCAATGGGACATCAATATATACAAAAATTTTATTAGAGTGTGTATATCTTATATCGCTTTCTAAGGCCAGCACCTCATGAGATATGTCTGATCTATGAATTAGCATATCACCCTTTTCTGGCTTGTATTGCATTCCAATCTCTGGGTATGATATCTCTGCGCCATCATAATCATTAAAATAAAATATAACGCCATGGGTAGTATATTCAGCTGGGTATACGGTATCGCCCTCTTTTACACTTAAGTTAGCTTCAAACAAATGAATTGAGTCGTGGTTATCTTTATGAAGATTCCATGTCTGACCTTTTATAAATTTTACAAGGCTAAGATTTTCTCCAAGATAAAAATCTTTTTTTAAAATAGATTTTAAATGGTTGTGTACTGGAAGTAGGTGGCTTATTTGTTTCTTAGTAGATTTATACCAATCTCTTTCAAACCACATGTTGTCTGGGATGCTACTTGCAACACCAGTAATAGAATCACAATCCTGATCAGAAATAAATTTTTTATATACCCATATGCCATCACTTAATTTTTTAAAATTGTCTACGCTTGCAGAAAATGGAAATGTATTAGACAACATCTGACTCATGAATCAGAACACTCTCAACAATACCTGTTATCTGAGATAATCTTTTTGCAACATCTAGCTTGCATTTAGGGCACCCAGCAGTCACTTCTTTTAGGATTCCAACAAGGATGTCTTGCTTTCTTTCAGTTTCGGCAATTTGAGATGCAATTTGAGTATTCTCTAATACACCTACAGATTGAAGCATAGCTATTCTTTTTGTTTCAATGTCTGCAATTAGCTTTAGGGCCCCTGCTTTTACGCTGAGCTGTCCTTGGGTATCTGCATCCTCTACGGTCTTCCAGGCTTCTTTGATTAGCATTGCATAATGTTCGTCTGCTCCAGAGATTGCCTCTCTTGCACGATCTCTTAAATTGGTATCGTTATGGACTACAGACTTCCACTCATCAACATATTCAAGAACCTCTTTTCTAGAGAATCCTGTATTGGTGGCTATTTGTGTTGCGGAGTTGCCCTTTAGCAGTTCTTGAACAACCCTGTTCATTCTGTCAAAGTGTACCGCTGGCTCTAATTCGCTCATATATAAATTATACCATGTTTTAGTTGACTAAGACTTGTTAGCAATTTTAAGAAGAATTAGATAGCCAATTAGATCATCAATATCATTATCGCCAGGAAATGCTTTATCGTTTTGAATTCTATTTAATTTATCATCAATGCGGACACGAATCTGTTCTGTTGAATCCGCCTTGGAAAATATGCGAATTGGATCTAGTGCTGAGTTTCCGTATGAGATATTTTTCTTTATAAGCATCTCTGAAATCTCTAAACACTCTCTAATGATCTTGTGGCCAGAAGGAGCATCTGTTGCAATTAACTGAAGGTCTGTTATCCAAGCCTGATATCCGCCATCTTTATTTGGGTACTCGCTCATTTTTTTCTCAACAATCCAAACTCTTGTAAATATCTCTGTATGGTCATAGCAGAGACCCCGCACTCTTTACCTATTTCTGTAACTGTTTTCTTTTGAACTATGTATCTTCTATATAGCCAATCTTTACTTTGATAAAGCTTCATCGCTTAGTAAGCACCTGGTTGCTGTAGTGTGCAATACCAAAGCTATCCGCAACATCAAAATCTATAATTTCTAAACCATATTTTTTATTAAAGTAATCAGCAGTTCTTTGCTTTCTCATATTTCTTAACTGATTTTTATACCAAGATTCCGCATACCCTGGATTAGCTAGTCTTATTGCAGACTTCTCATCTTTCGTAGGATTTTTGTTGCCAATGTACGCCTGCCACGAGGATGGACTAATAGTAATAACCTTAGCACCAGTAGACATAAGCTCAGCAATAACAACTCCATAGACATAAGACAATTTTATCACAGCATCGGGTGATCTGACAAGTATCGCACCCTCTACAGCAATATAATCACTCTTCAATTCATCTAACATCATTGCCATTTTGTTTTTTGCATCGTAAATTTTTTCATATATATCTTCACCAACTAGATTAATCTTGCCCCATTTTAAAGGAACATCGTCCTCCATTAAACAAAAAGCTATAGAGTTTGTAGAGGCATCTATGCCCAAAACCCTATTTGCTTTTGTCTTTACTAGGCTAGCTAATTTCATTTATAATCTCTGCAACTAAATCTTTTGTCTTCTTGTAGTTAATTTTTTGACAAGAAGAGCAAATATTTTCTGCATTATACCTACTTAAATCAGACTTACATTTTTTGCAATGTCTAACTGCACCATTTTTAATTGCCTTCTTTTCATAGTATTTTTCCATGATCCTTTTATTTGTTGCAATTCTACAGCACTCGTCAGAACAATACTTTTGGTTATGAGTTTTTGCGTTGAACTCTTTTTTACATTCTAGGTTTATGCATATCATATAACTGGAACCTCAAACAGCTCAATCTGAACTGTACCAATCGGGGTATCTTTACTGTAGCATTCCTTTTTGATAGGACAATATGTACAAGGCATTTTAGACTTAGTTGCCCCAGCAGGTCTCATGGGGATATCGCCGTCTTTAAAGTTGTCGTATACTTCTTGCATCCAGAGGAATGCATCTTCAATGATCTTCTTATTCTTCTCATTCATTGAAATTGGTATGATTAATATTTCTTGTGTATTTTTATTCTCATACAAAAAGAATCCCTCTTTAGCATTTTTTAGCTTCATATAGGTAAGTAGCTGAAGCATATGGTTTGCTGATGACTTCATCTCTGATTGACGAGTATCCCATACCTCTTGCTTTGCCGTCTTAATTTCTCCAATTACCGTTTCGCCATCATATTCCATAATTAGGTCTATAAATCCTCTAATCGGTGGATACTCATTAACTATCTCTTCTTCTTCCGCCCGCCATTCAGGCATAGTCGATATAAGTTTTTGAAGTCTTTCGTGAGCCTGTGTTCCTTGCGCCATGTTAGCAATTGCTACAGCATCATTATC